CCGTAACGCCAGGGTTAAACCTCTGGAGTATTGGTCACCGGGGGGGCTATCTTTCTACGTCTTAAGGTTAAGACGTCTTACGTTCGACTGTGGCCCGGAACCTTCCGGGTCGACGTTCACTAACCAGTGATCCGTTTGCTATTCCTCGTTATGGGATTAATTCCCCCATTTCGGAGTCTAGCGTCAGTCTTACGTGTGATGCTTGGGGTGGTTCCCCTCGCATCCGATCGGTTTGACGATCGTTCGGACCTTTCTCAGCGCAATGCTGTGTTGAGCTTTTAAACTCGTAATAAGGTAACTTATGCCTATCATCTCCTACGCTATACCTGCAACAGGTCGGAAAGTAATTTCCTACTACAATGATTCCCAATCTAACAAGGTTGGAAATCGTGTTATCACCTCTACTCAGTCGAAACATGTCTTCCGCAAGGGAGTCTCTGTCATCGACCGTAGTTCTCGCCTTCCTTGGAATGGCGTTGAGGTGTTTGCTGCAGATGCACAGGAAGCTCTCTCTTTCCCCCCTCAGGGTATTGAACGTTTCTTCGCGACTCGCGTCGCGGAGGCTCGTGCTCGCTTTGATGGGAAAGTTCGAGAAGGTAAGGCAGACTTGGGAGTCACACTTGGCTCCTGGCGCCAATCATGGGATATGATTGCACGTCGTGCGGGGCAAGCCCGCACTCGGCTCAAGAAGGTCGCAGACAGTCTTGAGAAAGATTATAACACCTCTCGCACCCGACATCAGATGATGATTAGGGCAAGGAATCGCCGCGATTCTCGGTTTCGAGGGGACAACCAATATCTAGAAACTCCCGCCAACCTCGTGTTGGAAGGGGAATTTGGATGGTTGCCTCTCTTTACCGATGCAAAAGCGGCCTTTGGTGTTATGACCTCCGAGCAACCTAACGGCTGGGTAACCGGTAGGTCGACAGGGACCATCTTCCAGACTGACATTACTGAGGGCAACCCCCGACGTATTGTCGAATTTTCTGGTAAGATTCGCGTCTCTATCGCAGCAAATGTTTGGGTTGACAACCCAAACCTCTGGCTTGCTAACAAATTGGGTTTACTCAATTTGCCTGGCGTCGCCTGGGACCTCGTTCCATGGTCGTTCGTCGTCAACATGTTTACTAACCTTGGGCAAATAGCGAACAGTTTTACTGCTCACTATGGGCTTTCGGTGAATAACACGTCGACAACATACTCGCAGCGTCTAATGCGAGATGAGCAAGTGATCTGGAGCGGTGCCGATCCTGCCTTAGGGCGGGTTCTGGTGACGCATAAAGATCGCGACCCGGGGCCAATCCCCTTCCCGCCGTTTATTTTCAAGATGCCCCAGCTTAATGCCGAACTTGCGCTTATTGCGCTGTCTCTGGCTGTTCAGCAGGTGTCTCGGATTACGCGGCTTATTCGTTAATCTCCTTTCAATAAGGTTCCACCTCGGTGGAAATGCAACAAAATGCCTCAAGCTAGTGATATCACTGTCAACAACGGTGCCGGTACCCCGGTCGCGAAGACCTTCACCCTCTTGGAACCCGCCGCTTCTAGCGGTTCCAGTGCTAAGTGGGCGCTGAAGGAAGGTGCGAACTGGAAAACCTTCAACAAAATTGAAGCCAGCTCGCGCAAGAACGCTACTCGAGATGCCCAAAAGCTCTCGATTACGCTCAACTTCCCGTCGACATATGTCGACACTGCCAGCACCCTGACTCTGGTGAATGACCAGGCGGTTGTTAACGTAACTGTGACAATCCCTGACGATTTCCCGGAAGCTAAGAAGGACGACTTGGTCGCCTTCACCGCGAACATCATGAATCATACGCTTGTCAAAGCTATGGTTCGTGACGCTCGCGCAGCTACGTAACCCGTTTTCGGACGGAACGTCGTCATGCTCGATCAGCAATTGATCCGAGTCGTCGTCGCTCTCTGCGACGACGTAGGCACCCCCATGGCTCAGACTGTGAAGTCTCATGTCCTTGCGGGAGAGTGGCTTGAGTTACAAAAACTCAAGGTTATTCCCTCTAATTACCAGAATGGTGAAGACTATTTCTGGGATGCGTGTGTCGTTGACCTTCTTAGGAAGGCCAGAATCGAGACGTCACACGATAAGAGGGCGGAAGCTGTCAAAACGTTTTGGATTTGCGAATCCCAAAACGCTAAGGCAAACGCCAGGCTATCGAGATTCCTCCCTGAAACCCTTCTTTTGGAAGACTCAGGCGAGGACGCTATCCACCAATTCATCGGTGAATGGCGAAAAGAACTCGATTCTCTGCTGGGCGCTCTTCCCGTAACACTTTGCGCTCGATTCGGCAAAGGTGCCACGTATGCTGACAGGGGTAGATTAACAACTATTCCTGACAAGATGTCAGTTCTTCCACTACTCACGGAAGACGCTTGGTGGTGTAAGCTCTTTTGGAGCGAAACCGCCTGGTGTCGATCTCTTGTGGATTCGCGCCCACATTTAAGTGAGCCCTCCTTCGTGAGGGGAAACCGTTTTACAACTGTCCCAAAGACCGGTTTGACCGATCGGGGCATTTGTATTGAGCCCAGCCTTAACATCTCGTACCAACTTGATGTCGGCAGGATACTCAAAACGCGTTTGAAGCGTATCGGTATCGATTTGTTAGAGGGTCAGCATCTTCACAGAGTGCTGGCGGCCACGGGTTCACTCACGGGGCACCTCGCAACGATCGATATGAGCAATGCTAGCGACACTCTGTGTCGTGTCTTACCTAAACTTGTGTTGCCACAAGCATGGTTTGAATTGCTCGACTCTCTCCGTAGCAAGTTCACGGAAATCGACGGTTCCTGGGTTCGCTTAGAAAAATTCTCCTCAATGGGGAATGGTTTTACGTTCGAGCTCGAGACCGCCGTATTTGCTACTTTGGCCAGGACTCTCGTCCGCAAGTTAGGGGGTGACCCCGATCTTGTAAAATGCTATGGGGACGACCTCATAGCACCTGTAGAATACTCGAAAGATATTCTATCGGCTCTGGCTTTTTTCGGATTCACTCCGAATAGGAACAAGACCTTCGTTGAAGGTCCTTTCCGAGAGAGCTGTGGTGGTGACTTCTGGTTGGGTAAGCCCGTGAGGGCCCACTTTATAGAGGAGTTACCTGATGAACCGCAGAAATGGATCGCGTTGGCCAATGGTCTTCGTCGGATGGCTTTTGGGGACAGTAGTAATACTGGCCGCTGGCCCATTCTTCGTCGATCTTGGTTACGCTGCTTGGAAGCTATACCAAGCCATATCCGCAGGTTACGCGGCCCTGTACACTTAGGAGACTTAGTGATACACGACGTACCACAACACTGGGAAGTGTCGTGGCGTTGGACAGAGGGTGGGGGCTATTCGCCTTTCATTCACTGTTACACGCCGGTACCGGAGGTCCTTCAATGGGGCCACTGGAAGCCTGAGACGCAGCTAGCTGCTGCGCTTTGCAACCTGCCTAGTGACGGAGTCACCCCTCGTGGGATGATTTCCGGCTATCGCATCGGCCTCCATGCAATATGGGGATCGAATTGGTTGCCACAGACTAGAGTTCCGATAGCTCAAGTTTGATGGAAGTTACTGGATAACTCATC